ATGTGGATAATATGGAACAAGTAGCGGAATACAGAGGAAAAATTTCTACCAAAGATTTTGGTAATTTATGTATGAATGTTGCCCAAGAATACAACAACGCACTACTTGTGATTGAAAATTCAAGTATTGGTTGGGCGGCAATTCAACAAGTAATAGATAGACAATATGATAACCTATTCTATACTTCAAAAGATTTACATTATGTAGATGTTGCAAGACAGGTCACGAATAAATATAGAAACTCAGACAAACAAATGGTACCCGGTTTTAGTATGACACAAAAGACAAGACCATTAGTTATAGCAAAACTTGAAGAATACTTTAGGGAAAAGTCAGTAATTGCACATTCTTCACGATTAATAGATGAGTTGTTTGTATTTATATATAACAACAATAGAGCCGAAGCCATGGCTGGATACAATGATGACTTGGTGATGAGTTTAGCTATCGGACTTTGGGTAAGAGATACCGCCCTCAGATTAAAAGCTGAAGGTATTGCTTTGCAAAGAGAAGTGTTAAGTAGAATGGTAGACTATGAAGCAGTCTATACACCGAGTGAAAATAAAAACAAAGAATGGCAAATGGATGTCGGTGATAGAAAAGAAGATTTAACTTGGTTAATTAAATAACAAGAGGAAAAAATGGCCGAATCAAAATTAAGAGCAAGACTTAGAAGATTATTCTCCACAAATGTAATTGTAAGACATGCAGGTGGAAGAAAATTAAAGATTGCTGATACAAATAGAATCCAACAAACCACAAAGGATAATCTTGTAGATAGATACTCAAGATTGTATAGTAATTTAGCAACAGGTGGTTATGGTAAATCTCAACAGATTACCTTTCAATCACAAAAGATAGGGTTGTTTAGAGATTACGAAGAGATGGATAACGACCCAATAATATCAAGTGCTCTTGATATTTACGCTGACGAATCCACAATGAGGTCTGAGTACGGAGATGTATTGACCATACAATCAGATAATGAAAATATATACGATATACTTAGGAATCTTTATTATGATATATTGAATGTTGAATTTAATCTATGGCCTTGGACGAGAAATATGTGTAAGTATGGTGATTTTTATCTTTATTTAGATATCAAGGATAAGTA